GGGTAAACAATATATGACACTACTAGACTGAGTCTAGTTGCTAGCCTCAAGCCGCTCGACACGGGCGGCTCGGGGCTTCTCTTTATAAACAATAGAGAGAGGTCCCAAACCCTTTCCAAACTATTAAATCTTTATAATAAGTTGATCCACCCTTTTTAAAAGGGGTCCCTCGGCTGGCGACTTTAGACCTTGATTCAGACTTAAATAAGCTATAAATACTTTGAAGGTTCCAAAATTAATCCTAAAAAATTTTGCGGAAAATTTTTATGAAACTAACTTTAGAGAAATTAAATTTATTACCACCTGATATTCAGAAAGAATTTATTGAAGCAGGAATATTAGCAAAACAAAAAAGAGGCATAGAAAAAGCACAAACTGATTTTATGACTTTTGTTAAACGTGTTTGGCCAGAGTTTGTTGAAGGAGCTCATCATAAAAAGATTGCAGAAAAATTTAATTTAATTGCTGAAGGTAAATTAAAAAGATTAATTATCAATATGCCACCAAGGCATACAAAATCAGAGTTCTCCTCGTTCCTGCTTCCAGCATGGATGATAGGACGCAAGCCTAAATTAAAAATCATTCAATCAACTCACACTACAGAACTTGCCGTTAGATTTGGTCGTAAAGCTAAGACGTTAATGGATATGCCTGAGTACAAAGAAATCTTTGAGACAAGACTTAGGGAAGACAGTCAGGCGGCAGGTAAATGGGAAACAGAACAAGGTGGTGAATACTATGCAGCCGGTGTTGGTTCCGCTATTACAGGTCGAGGTGCAGATTTGCTTATCATAGATGACCCTCATTCTGAACAAGATGCATTAAACATAGATGCATTAGAACGTGCTTATGAATGGTACACGTCAGGTCCTCGTCAACGACTTCAACCAGGTGGTGCAATTGTTCTTGTTATGACAAGATGGAATACAAAAGATTTAACTGGTGCGTTGCTTAGAGATACAGGAAACGTAAAGTCAGACAAATGGGATCTGATAGAATTTCCTGCAATACTTCCAAGCGGTAAACCTGTGTGGCCAGAGTATTGGAAGTTAGAAGAATTAGAAGGTGTTAAAGCATCCCTATCAATTCAAAAGTGGAATGCACAATGGATGCAAAATCCAACATCAGAAGAAGGTGCAATTATAAAACGAGAATGGTGGAGGAAATGGGAGAAAGATTATATTCCACCACTTGAACATGTCATACAATCTTATGATACTGCATTTATGAAAAAGACATCCGCCGATTATTCAGCAATAACTACTTGGGGTGTTTTCTATAATGATGAAGACTCAGGACCACAACTTATTTTATTAGATGCAATTAAAGATCGATTTGAATTTCCTGAGCTTCGCAGGATAGCATATCAGCAATATCAATATTGGCAACCAGAATCTGTACTTGTTGAAGCAAAAGCTTCAGGACTCCCATTAACTTATGAATTGCGTAAAATGGGTATCCCTGTTATAAACTTCACACCATCAAAAGGCAACGACAAGCATAGTAGAGTAAATGCTGTCGCACCTCTATTTGAGTCTGGACAAATATGGGCGCCAACTCATAAAGATTTTGCCCAAGAGGTAATTGAGGAATGTGCGGCTTTTCCTTACGGGGACTATGATGATTTAGTAGACTCTATGACTCAAGCTGTAATGAGATTTAGACAAGGCGGTTTTGTAGAACATCCTGAGGATTACAAAGATGAAGCTTTGAATAGACGTAAAAGGAATTACTATTAATGAATAAAACTTTAGAACTTTTAAAACTGTTTGAAAAGTTTGGTGTTAAACCAGGCAAGATTATAGGAGCAGGCGACAGGAAAGTAACACCTATTAAAAAACCAATTTTATCTAAACCATTAAATAGAGATTATATTTTAGAAGATGTTGAAGGAGGAAAGATTGGTAATAACACTGTTAAAAATGAAATTGAAGATATTGCTCCGTTGTTTTTTCAAAAACAATTAAACGATGTTGAAATAAATAATCTTATTAATAATTTAAATTATTTAGATAGTTTACTTAACCCAACTAACATTATTGATATTACAACTAAAGCACCAGTTAAAGGTTTAGAATCTATTAAACCAACATCAATAGCTGGTGGATTAGAAAGAGCAGGTAAACAATTAGAAGAGGCTGGAAAAAAATTAGAAGAGACTAAACCAGAAATTAATCTTGGGGATATCATGAAAGATTTTGCGCAAGGTCAAAGAGCTATGCAAGATGAATATAGAAGAGGATTAACTAGAGCAACTGCAAGAAGTATTTTGTATAAAGATATTGAAGCTGGAAAAATTAAAGGAATGACCTTTGAACAATTAGGAAGTGCAAAAGATCCAATTGATGATTTTAGAAAAATTTATGGTGAGAATGCATTAGAGCAATTAGATAGTTTAACAGATAACTTTGCTCAAATGACAAGTGCGGACGAAGCTGCAACATTTGCAAAAACAAAATTTAAATTTGAACCACGTACAAGTGATCTACCTGAAACTACAACTATTGAAGAAGCTAAAAAAGCAGAACAAGAATTTGGAATTAATAAACCAGCTAAGGTGAAAGACTTTAAAGCAGAAGCTACTAAGAGAACAAGTATAGATGATTTAATAGATGAGTATAATGCAAATCAAGATAGATTATTATTAACAGATGATGAAGGTGGAACTTTAATTACTTATCCTGAATATAATAGATTAAAAGATAGGAATGATGAGATTGCAAAAGCATTAGAAGAAAAAGGAATTAAATCAACACCTGAAGTAGAAGAAGTACCTGAAGGAATAGTTATTCCATTTAAAAAGAAACCACCAGAAGAATTTGCTGAAGGTGGAATTACTAGAACAAAATTTGCAAGTGGTGGAAAAGGTAAAAAAGTTTTAGATATAATTAAAAATGCAAATAAAAAACTTAAGGGTAAAAAATCTATGGAAACTGTTAATCCTAAAACAGGAGAAGTTACAATACCTACTAATCCTATTACAACTGCACAAAAATATGATCAAGATATAATTAGAGCTGCTAATAATATATTTCCAAATTATGATGATCCAAAAATTGCAGCAGATCAAATTGTAGATTCTTATGCTCAAATGAAACTTGGTTTAGAAGATCAGTATAGTCTTTCCAATAAAGAACAAATGGATTTATATCGTCAAGCTTATGATTATGTAATGGATTATAATAGAGGAATTATTAAAAAAACAGCTGATGAATTAAATCAATTAGATGAATTTGAAGTTATAAATAGAAAACCAAATGCAAGTGGTGGACTAAATTACTTAATGGGATTTTAAATGGGCATCGGTTCATATAAAGAAGCGGAAAGATATCGCATGCGTACAAATAAAAATTTAACAAGAAGTTTTTATTTGGATACAAAAAGAACTTTAGATGAAGAACCTTTTGCCTGGGAACAGTCTCAAGATGCAGGCATCATGCAGCCGGGGGCTGTACAAGGATTTGCTGAAGGTGGTTTAGTTGAATTATCAGATGGTAGATATCAATACAGAGCATATAGATCTGGTAAACAAACAAAAAGAATTTTTGATACAAAAAAAGAAGCTGTAGAGTTTCAAAAACAATTTGAAACTGAAAATCCAAAAAAAACAAACATTATTGAACTTCAAGGGACAAAAGAAGAATTATTAAAAGACAAAAAATTTTTAAAAGATTTAAAATCTTTAGATAAAGATATTAAGACAGCAGAACAAAAAGGATATGTTAATATAGCAAGACTTAGAGATAAGTATGCAGAAGGATATGGATATTATCAAGTTGAAGAAATTAAAAAAAGATTACAAAATTTATCTGAAAAAGTTCACACTGTAAAAAATCCAAATTTAGAAAAAGCTACTGACGAATATATTTCTATAGCCAAAGGTAGAGATTTAAATAGAGGAGAAGTTACAAAAATTATTAAAAAAAATAACGTTCCAAATACTGGGATGTTGTATAAAACTTTAAAAGAAATAGATGCACTTAGAGAAATACCAATAGATTCTGATTTAGCTAAATCAAATAAAGCTAAAGTGTTAAGAGAAATACAAGATGAATTTACAGATTTAGGTTACGAAAAGTCCACTGGTAAATACAGAATTAGAGGAACTAATACTGTTAATCTTTCTCATTTAGACGATAAATATTCTCAATACGTAACTACAAATAATTTAGGATATGCACCAAAAGATATAAATGCAGAATTGTTAAAACCTTTTGATGAAGCACTACATAATATTTATTTAGAAAGAGAAAAATTATTAAAAGATAAACCACCTGGATTTGAAATAGAAGTTGAAAAACTAAATCAAAGAGGAATTAGTTTAGCAGACAGATCTCAAGGATTTAAAAATTTTAATGTAGTACAACCAGATGGAAGTTCTTATTCTTATACTCCTGATATTAAAAGAACTATTGACCCCGCTAATTTATTAAAAGGTAAAAAGGTACAAGATTTAACAGAAGCAGATAAACAATTAATTAATTTAAATAAAGGTATGGCCTATGCTTATAATCAAGAAATAGATCCAAAAATATTGGAAGAATTAAAAGGACAATCAACAGAATTATTAAATATACTAGGATGTGGTCAAAAATATGCAGATGGTGGAAGAATAAAATTTGGGAATGGTTCTAACTGTTACAATAAAGGACTTGCAAAAGTTGAATCTGGAAAATTAACTAAAGGAGAACAAAATTTAGTTAAAAATTTTATTAATAAAATTCCAGCCCCTGTAAAAGCAGTTGGAAAAGTATTCGGATTAGCTGATGTTGCTTTAGATGCTATATTTGCACTTCCTTATTTAGCTACTGGAGATGTACAAGGGGCTATAAGATCTTCAACAGCCGGATTATTTGGTGCTGGTAAAAGTATAGATGAAGAATTACTTGAATTAACTGAAAATGAAGAAGAAAAAGAAAAAATTCAAAGAGCTTTAAATAATTTAACATTTGTTCCAGAATTAAGAGGATTAACAGAAGAAAAACAATCATTAGAAGAATATTTAAAAAATCCATTAGATGAAGAACAGTCTTCAATTTATTTTCAAAATTTAAATTCTGTAAATGAAAGAATAAAAAATATTCAAGATACGTTAGGTAAAAAACAATATACTGAAGAAGATCAAAAAACTCTTCTTGATTTTGTAAACAAATTAGCAGGTTCTAAATCTGAAACAGCGGAGTCATGGTTTGGACCAGAACTTAAACAAGTTCAAGGACCAACAACAAAACAAAGAATATTTGATAGAATATTAGAAGAAAGAGGAATTAGTCAATATATTCCTGAAGAGGTATTATCAAAAGCAAGAGGTAAGGTTGTTCCATTTGAAATACCAGAAATACAATCTCCAGATGATAGTATGAGAGAAGGATTTAAAAAAGGAGGAATGTCTAAAAGAGGGTTTTTAAAATTATTAGGAGGAACAGTAGCTACAGGAGCAGTAGCACCTGATTTAATAAAAGCTATAAAAGGTGGAAAAAAAGCAACCCAAGCTGGAAGAGTTGCATCTAAAATAAATTTTGAAAAAGCAGAAGGCATGTATTCCTGGTTTCCAGATCTCGTTGAAAAAATAAAAACAAAAGGAAAACCATTTGAAGAAAAAGAAATAATAATGGAAGCATCTTATAAACATGAAGCAAAAGGATATGGAGGATTACCAAAAGGCGTAGAAAAAGTAACTAAACATGTAGATGGAGACACAGAATTTCTTTTAAGAGAATATCCAGATGGAAGAATAGCAGTTGATATTCATTCTCCAAGAAATCAAGAAGGATCAAGTACACCTGTAACACTTTACTATAGACCTACAATGGAACTTAAATATTATTCTGGAACAAAAGTAGAGCCAGCTGAATTTAAAGTTCTTGAAAAAGAACCAAGATACTTTGCAAATGGACCAGATGATGTAGATATTGAAATGAGTGAAATGAGAAAAGTACCAGGAAAAGATCCTATATATGGAGATGTAGAAGCTGCTGAAAGATTTGCAACAGGTGATATTAAAAACAGAAAAATAATACCAGTTAAACAATCTAGAAGAGAACAAATGGAAGATGCCCCAGTAGACTTTATTGAAGAAACATCACCTTACGGACCAGATACATTTTAAATGATTAAACCAAAAAGACTAACATTAACAGTGCCACCTAAAAGAGGACCTAATCCACAAGGCTTGAATATTAGTTATAATACTGTTAGAACAATTAAATCGGAGAAAATTAATGGCAGAAATAGACAAGGGTCTAATCCCAAATATAGGTAGTTCTTTAACTCCTGAACAGGAGATAGAACAAGTCGTATCTGAAACAGAAACAGTTTCATCTAGTCCGACTGAAGTTACTGAAAATGAAGATGGAAGTGTTGATATAAATTTTGACCCTAAAGCAAAGATGAATGAAGCATCTTTAGTTCATGATTCTAACCTTGCAGAATTTATTGACGAAGGAGAACTTAATTTACTTGGCTCTGAGCTATATCAAAATTACGAAGATTATAAAAATTCAAGAAGAGACTGGGAACAGGCTTACACACAAGGTTTAGATTTATTAGGATTTAAGTATGAACAAAGAACAGAACCATTCCAAGGTGCATCAGGTGCAACTCATCCAGTATTAGCAGAAGCTGTAACTCAGTTTCAAGCATTAGCATACAAAGAATTACTTCCAGCTGAAGGCCCGGTTAGAACTCAAGTGATTGGAGCAACTACTCCTGAAACAGATCAACAAGCTGAAAGAGTTAAAGAATTTATGAATTATCAAATCATGGATGTCATGAAAGAATATGAACCAGAGTTTGATCAAATGTTATTTTATTTACCATTATCAGGATCTACATTTAAAAAAGTTTATTATGATGAAACTATTGGAAGAGCAGTATCAAAATTTGTAGCTGCAGAAGATTTAGTAGTTCCTTATTCAGCAACATCATTAGAAGATGCTGAAGCAATTATTCATGTAATTAAAATATCTGGAAATGATTTAAGAAAACAACAAGTGGCAGGATTTTATAGAGATGTGCAATTAACTCCGTCCGATGAATCAACAGACACAAGTGATATTAAAGATAAAGAAAGACAACTTGAAGGTGTTTCAAAAAGTGACTTTCAAGAAGATGTTTATAATCTATTAGAGTGTCATATTAATTTAGATCTGGAAGGATTTGAAGATATAAATCCACAGACTGGTGAGCCCACAGGAATTAAACTTCCATATATTGTAACTTTAGAAGAAGGATCAAGAGAAGTTTTATCCATTAGAAGAAACTGGGATGCACAAGATATTAAAAAAGAAAAGAAACAATATTTTGTTCATTTTAAATTTTTACCAGGATTTGGATTCTATGGTTTTGGTTTAATTCAAATGATTGGTGGATTATCAAGAACTGCAACATCAGCTTTAAGACAATTATTAGATGCAGGAACCCTGTCTAATTTACCTGCAGGATTTAAACAAAGAGGAATTAGAATTAGAGATGATGCTCAATCTATTCAACCAGGAGAATGGAGAGATGTTGATGCTCCAAGCGGTAATTTAAGAGATTCATTTATGACGTTGCCTTATAAAGAACCTTCACAAACATTACTTGCTCTTATGGGGGTCGTAGTTCAAGCTGGTCAGCGTTTCGCTTCGATAGCTGATCTTCAAGTAGGGGATGGGAATCAACAAGCAGCAGTGGGTACGACCGTAGCCTTGTTGGAAAGAGGAAGTAGAACAATGTCAGCGATTCATAAAAGAATTTATGCATCAATGAAACAGGAATTTAAATTATTAGCAAAAGTTTTTGCTTTATATCTACCTCCAGAATATCCTTACAATGTAGTAGGTGGTCAAAGACAAATTAAACAAACTGATTTTGATGATAGAGTAGATATTATTCCAGTTGCAGATCCAAATATATTTTCACAAACACAAAGAATTAGTTTAGCACAAACAGAATTACAATTAGCAATGTCTGCACCACAAATGCATGATACCTATGAAGTTTATAGAAATATGTACGAAGCATTAGGTGTAAAAGATATTGATAAAATTTTAATGAAACCTCAACCGCCTCAACCAAAGGACCCTGCATTAGAACACATTGATGCTCTTGCAGGGAAACCATTCCAAGCATTTCCAGGACAAGATCATAGAGCACATATTACAGCTCACTTAAGTTTTATGGGAACTAACATTGCAAGAAATGCTCCACCGGTAATGGGTGCATTAGAAAAAAATATTTTTGAACATATTTCTGTAATGTCACAAGAACAAACTGAAGTTGAATTTAGAAATGAAATGCAACAACTTCAAATGATGGGACAACAGATTCAACAAATGCAACAAATGGGTCAACAGAATCCACAAATCATTCAACAAATGCAAATTCAAGCTAAAATGCTTGGAGAAAAAATTGAAGCTAGAAAAGCACAGTTAATTGCTGAAGCAATGGAAGAATTTTTAAAAGAAGAACAAAAAATTACTTCATTATTATCAAATGACCCTATCGCAATGTTAAGATCTAGAGAATTAGACCTTAGAGCACAGGAAAATTACAGAAAAGAAGTTGAAAGTAAGGACAGATTAAACCTTGATAAGATGAAAACGATGATGAATCAGTCAACTCAAGACGATAAACTTAAACAAAACGAAGATTTAGCTAAATTAAGAGCAAATACTTCGTTAGAAAAGACAATTTTAGCTGCTAAATTAAAAGATCAGCAAAAATAGGTTTTAAAAACACAAAAAAAGGAGTATAAAATGGCCATGAAAAAACAAAATGAAAAATTAGCTAACGCAACTAGAACTTTTACTAAAGATTCTAAAGCTAAAGTTGATGTTAACCACTCAAAATATACTGACGCACAAGGTTATCTTGTTGGCGGAGTAGATGTTGAGATGTCTAGCAACTCTGAATCTCAAACTCAAGAAGTTCAAGGACAAGGTAGCATTCTTCCAGAGAAAAAAAGAACTGCAACTTGGTACTAACCCATGATTCAAATGTTAGGAGCTGTTGCACCTCTTGCAAAGATTCTATTTAATACAATTGAAAAATCTGTTCCTGATAAAGATCTACAAGAAAAATTAAAAGCACAATTACAAACTCAATTATTACAATCTAATACACAAGAGTTACAAGCTGCAGCAAAAATTATTGAGGCAGAGGCCAAAGCGGGTGCTTTTGCATCGAGCTGGAGGCCCCTGTTAATGTATGTATT